CACCTCCACCTCCGCCCCCAAAAAAGCCCATACTTAATAATAAACGTGCTAAGCTCATAGCCGAGCTGAAAGCCAACTTAAAAAAGAGAGGATTATCTAAATAAATCGGATGTTATCTTATATCCTCAGCTTTTTCCCAAAGACTGGTCCTTACTTTGTGAAAAAGTCTAGACTCAATGAATTGAAGAAATTGTCCGATAATTGGGTGACGAATGACACGAATGTTAGAGAAGCTGTCTCTATTATGAAGGACTTTACAAGAGCACTCGATGAAATGAATATCGAAGACAATAAAGAAGTATGGACACCCATGGGGCGTCGTTCAGCGGATGATATCGTCAAGTCCTATATCGGTGAAGATACGGCGAATAAACTCATGAACATATCGAAAGAATGTATCATGTATGAAACTGCTGAGGAACTTCAACTCGACGATGTAAAGAAGATTCTCATAGAGTGGGACGGTGATAATATCGATGAAGCGTACTTCGTGTTGAAAAACTACGTCAAAGCCGTGCGAGAATACGATCGAGATCTAATCTTCTTCTGGACTGTTGAGGAATTCGTAGAGCATTATCTCGGTGAAGAACTTTACGAACGCCTTGGAACTATGATCCGTTTCTTCGAAAAACTAGAGAATCTTAAACGAACTTTAAACCGAACTTGGTAGTTATGATCTTTTTAGCACCCTCAAAGGTTGGATGACCCCAGAGGTACCAACGGGACCAGAAACCAGCCCCGTCGATACCACTCTTCTTCCAATCCTCTTTATTACTCGATGTCACATAGAGCATCATCTCATGGATCTTCTTGGGATCTCGCTCTGCTATTGTGCGCTTTGGTACTCGACCACCGTGTCGGAGTACGTAAGAACGCATACGAGAAGGATTCTTGTGTTTGGTGTAGTCTGAATATCCACTGGCACCAAAGTCAACAGTCCTGCCGTCTTCTAAGATTGCCCTGAATTTCTTCTTACGATCGGGGCTTTTCACAATCTTGACGCGCATACTTATATTTCACTGATAAAATTTACTTGCACATCTGGCAGCCGTAGCCCTCCTTCTTGGGGAGGAAGAAGAGGCGCTCGGGACCACGCTTGATGCGGTACATGTGGTCGTAGACGTGAAGAAGAGCGACAGTGAGGGCGAGACTGGCCACGACAACACCGTTCATCTTGCGAGAGGTCCACGCGTAAGCGGCGATGATCGCGACGAGCATGATCTGGACGATGGTGAGCTTGGGAAGCTGGGGCATCTTGAAGCGCTTCTCCACAGTGTCAACTTCCTCAGTGGGGGCGGGGGCATAGGTTTCCATTCGCTTGCCGTAATTGGGCATTTTTATTATCTACCAAGAAAATAATGTGGGCACTCGCGGTGATCCCCCTGTGGTTAGTCGTCTGTGATTATTTGAAGGCGCCAATTGATCGCCTGTACTTCACGAATCCGAGACGTCCTTTCGTCGGGATGCGGAACACGCTAATAGATATCCTGAACTGGTCGTCCCAATATTCTGTGAATGATCATCCAGGACTTTGGCTCGTGAAGGCACACTATCAAAAGATTCGTAAAGAGTTTCGCGAAGTTTCAAAGACATTGAATAAACATTATTTTCATGATAAAGATCCATGGTTCAATAAGAATGATAACTACTACTTTTACAAAGTTGAAGATTTTCCTATCCTAAAAAATCTCATCGATCAGATACCCTGCATCTACAAGGAGACTGCCTTATTCGCGGTCATTGAAGGTCCGATGGTGATACCACCACATAGAGCCGAAACAAATTTGTTACTCAGGTATCATATCACTATAGAAGATGGTGGGGACTGCACACTCTATACTGAAAGGGGTAGACATCATCACAAGGAAGGTGAAGACTTTTTATTCGATCACGCAAGATATCATGAAGTCATAAAAACAGGTCAAGACAGGAGAGTTGTGTTGATATTAGATGTTCATAGATGTTTCTGACACACCGCGACATACATATCACTTCCACCTATAAGTTCGAGGGTCGTGTCATCCACGATTCTCTTAGTGAATGGACCAGGGTTCCCATGACTGCAGTACTTACAAAGTGCTGACAACTTCGTCACTTCACTGGCGAGTGGGATGCATTCTAGAAGTTCTCCCCACTTCCTCTGAAACGCGTCACCGTCCAGACCTGCCAAGATGACATCCTTCCCTGTGTCCAGACACGATTCCACAAACTTCTTCAGATTGGGGAAGAATTGCGCCTCATCGATGGCGATGATCTCAGCGTCCTCAAAGCCAGGTTTGTCCAGGAGGTCGTAGAGATTGTAGACCTTGTGACAATCAAACTTGACGTTGTCGTGGGTCTTTAGAACTTCATCTGGAGAGCGGGTATCTTTGGCAGAATTGACAACCATGATTTTCTTACCAATCACTTTGAGACGCTTAAGTCTCCGAATCAGTTCAGATGTTTTACCCGAAAACATATTGCCCATAATAATTGAGAGAGTCATCCTTCGCCTGATTAAAAATATCTCCTATTTTTTAAATGGGTGAAGTTCATCGAGCTGTGTTCAATGGACATCAGGGGTACTACAATCCAAACACAGGTCGCGTGAAATTGGGTAACCGTCTATTTCCCGATATAAAGACAGCTGTAAAATATCTCGGCAAAAGGTAAGATGCCTCTGAGCGATGCTCAGATTACCAAGAAGGTTGGGGAGCTGCGTAAATCTGAGGGCAAGATCTACGCACCCCTTAAATACTTCAGGGGACTCACTACCCTCAAGGAGGTTGAGACCCGCTACAAGAAGATGCTCAAGAAGGACTACTCCAATTTCAAGACAGACAAGGGACAGAAGACAAAGACCTCTTCCTACACGCAAAAGTTTAGAAAGATGTATCCGGGAGCCAAATCTCTCCCTGAAATTGCTAAGGCTACTGGTGTGCCTTTGAAGACTCTCAAGACTGTGTACAATAGGGGACTCGCCGCGTGGAGAACCGGGCATCGTCCGGGAGCCTCTCCACAGGCGTGGGGCTACGCGAGAGTGCACAGCTTCGTCACGAAGGGGAAGACGTACTATACGGCGGATAAAGATTTACGATAATGATTAAAAAGATGTCCCGAATCTCTTGGGACGACTACTTCATGCAGACTGCCCAACTCGCCTCTGTCAGGTCTCCTTGTGAGCGACTCAAAGTGGGATGCGTTCTCGTGAAGAACAATCGACTCATTAGTATGGGCTACAATGGATTTCTAGGTGGGTGCGAACACAAGTCCATCGTAAGGGATGGACATGAACAAGCTACGATACATGCAGAGGTTAACGCAATCACGGATGCGGCGAAAAGGGGTGCCTCTATCGATGATTGTGTGGCGTACGTGACACATTATCCATGCCTCAATTGTTACAAGGCTCTAGCGAGTAGTGGAATCAAAAAGGTGTATTACAAAGAGGACTATCGTAACGACTCAGTCGTGCGGGAACTAGGGTATGGAGTGGATGTTACTAAGCTCTAACTTTTCTCATTTCTACAGTCGCCCAAAGTGCTGCCGTCGTCGGTCTCGCAAAAAACCTAAAGCTAATAAGAAACCATTAAAGAAAAAGTATCCATAGAATGTAATGAACGTAGACAACTTTCCTCCGCACATCAAGCAGCTGTTCCAAAACAGAGACCTGACCATGAATCAGAAGATGGTTACGTTGATGGCATTCATGCCAGATTTGCCCAACATGCCAGAGGCTGTGGATCATCATGATTTGGGTGTGAAGATTAAACGCCTCATTGGTGATGGTAAGATTCGTTTAGGTAAATTTGATAAGAACTTCAATCTCGAGGTTTTTTCTTCTTGATTTTAATTGCCCACATACTTTCCTCTCGGAACTTTTCATGATCAATCTCCTTGATCTTGAAAACGTTCATTATAAACTTCTTGATAGGGTGAGGCTTCTTCTCGGGTTCATCCATCGAAGGAAACCTGCGTTTACCCTCACCTGGTGCTTCGGTGGGTACAACAAAATCATTCTTCTTGGCGCTGACACGAACACTGGGTCGTACGATGACAGGTTTGAGACCAATCATTTGATTAAGAGCTTTTCTTATCTTTAATTCGCATTTGTTTTGTATACGTCATTACGCAGATACCATAGCTAAAAAGATTAATAAATATCTGACCACTCATGATGTGAAGTCGTAACCAAAACTCTTCGTATTTGAAATAATTCCAAAATAGAATCGTCAACAAGGTTTCGTACCACACTCTCAATACGACATTCGAAATGAGATACATTCTGTTGAACATTTTAGACCTCTTAAACAGGCGACGGAGAAGGAGGAGGGATGTATCAAATTCAATGAGACCTGCATAGGCTACGAGTTGTGATTCTTCTGGTCTAACTAGAGGGTGTAGAA